GCACACCCAAAATTGCTGGTCGCGAATCCGACTGGTAACGCAAGACAAAAGGACCTTGGACGCATCAATCGACTCGACCAATGCGCGCTTGACCTTGTCCTGGACCACGGACCGGAATGATTGCCCATCATGTCGGATAACGTCGTTGCCGGTGAATACCCAATGCTCGCCGTTCAACTCGGCCACGCAATTGCAGGACTGCAGTCCGGTCGTCAGGAATAGCTTACGTTGTGTATATACATATTGACCTGCTACATAGTTCAGGACGTAGCAGGAAAATTGCTTGTAGACGATGAAGGTATCGCGAAGTGACAAGCCGTCGACAATCGCCCCCGACGTATCGGCCAGGGTCATGTCGCCGGCGTCGTTGTCCGGGGCCGGGACCCAGGATTGCGGTATTGCGCCAGGCGCGGCCCCTTCCGACCACCAAAGCGTATCGGGTTGATAGTTGCCGGCGTCCGTAACGGCCAGGGCAAACAGGTGATACTTGAAGGCGCGGATGGCCTTGCAGAATGACCCGGCCGGCCAGCCTGGCAGGATTGCGCAACGGGCGGCCGTGTCGAGATTCCAATAAAACGGCTCGTCCGCGCCATTCGACAGGACCGGGACCCCATTGAGAATGCACCCCGTCCATTCGCCGGCGTTGACAACCTGTAACCCGGCGGCCGGGGTGATATCGTAATGGTGCGTCCCGTCTGTGACGTAGACATGGTCCGCGGTGCAGTAGACCCAATAGGCCTCGGCCTCTGCAATCACGTTGATTGCGAAAAATGGACCACTGCCCAGGACCGGGTCGGCCCAGGCCTCGTAGCCCTTGGCGCGCTCGGTCGATTGTTCCTTGAATGCGATATTTTGGACGCTCGTCCACCGTTCCGGGGATACCTCTTCCGGGGGAATGTCCGCGACGGTCCCCCAATGTTGGAATTCCTGGTAGACGGGGCTTTTCATTGCGCCGATTGATCCCGGTCAATGATTGCCACAAGGCGGTCGATTGCCGCGGCAAGTTTTGCCAGGGCCTCGGCCAGGGTAAGGTCGGACGGGGGCGGGATGTGGTCGTCCGCAATGACGCCGGTTTGGCCTGTTTCGTTCACTTTGACACTCCTTTGAAGTTGCTATTGATGGCTTTTTGGACTGGCCCATCCTCGTTCGGCGCGATGCAATGGCCGTTCGGGGAGCTGACCGTATTGCAGATGATGATAACCGGCATGGAGTTGGTCCCCTGCTTGGATTCGCTGGCATGGGATGACTGTTGATCCGCGGCCTGGGCGACGTCCTGGGCGACCCGTTGCGTCTGGTCCTGTTTGCTGACCTGGACCGGGATAGGTCCGCATCCGGCAACCATCATCAGGGGCAAAAGATAGCGAATCACGATTAGCGACCAATCGAAAAGTAATTGACGCGAATCGTGATGTTTGCGCCCCCGATCGCTTGGAAACCAAACCCGCCGGCGTCTTGTTGTGACTGAATCGGGGCAATTGGATTGTCGAGCCAACCGTTGTCGCCATAGTTGATTACGGGTACACCAGACTGAGAACTAAAGGGTGCTGCATAGCCGATATATCCGCCGCCCCCCGCATTCGTGGTGACGACGGCAGAGCCGAACCGGAATTGATATCCACCCAACCAGGACGGGAAATTTATCCACCCGCTTGCCTCGCTGCCGCCATAACTGAAGCCCAAAATTCCCATGCTGGCCGAAAGGACTCCGTTGCCCAATAGGGCAAAGCCTTGCCCAAGTGCGTTCTGGAAACTCAAGGCCGACTTATCGCCTGACTCAATAATCCGAAAGTCGTTGTCGACGTCCGTCGTCTTGAAGTCAATAAAGGGCGACGTGCCGGCCAGTTCCAGCGTCCCAGACGGCGTTATGCTTGCGCCTCGAAAATCGCCGGGCGATGCGTTGAACGACCCGGACGTAACAAGGTTGCCGGTCATTGAGTCGCCGGACGCATTGACATAGCGCGCGTCCGCCGCGGCCTGGGTGATGCCGGCCGACGCCTGGACGCTGGCATCCGGGAACTTGATGCCCCCGGCCTTTGACTCAATGACGCCAGGGACCGCGACGCTGCCATTCGTTGCCGACCCGAATTGGTTCTGCAGGACAGCCTTGATAAGCCGCAGGTGATCGTCGCCCTGGCTTTTCGGGTCCGTGCCGGTCGGGTTGGTCTTGACCAGGTCCCCGACGTAGGTTGCGCTTTCAAGTGACATTTTGCTCGGCCTCGCTCAGTATCGCCGGGGTCGTCCCGGCAAAGTTGTCCGTAATGGTCCCCGGGTTGAGGACATTCTGGCGGTCCGCCTCCAACTCGAATTTGTCGAAGTAGTATTTTGCGTTGTCGCCATTGTTCAGATGCTCGTAGGCACTCTCCAGCGCACTGTAGAGGAACAACGACTCGGTTTGCGGGGGAATGGGGTCAATGGCCGCCAAGGTGATCCCGTAACGCCGTTCAATTTTGAATTGCGCGTCCCCGATGAAGTTGTCCATTTGGGCGGACAGGTCCGACCTGTGCAGTATTGCCGCAATGCGGTCTTTCAGGTCTTGTAGTGTCATGCGAACCCCAAGGTGCACAAATAGTCCCCGTCGGGCAACAGGGGCCAGGCGTCAAGTTCCAGGATGAAATAGCCGCTTGTCTCAATGGGGGCGGCCGTCAATGTTCCGGTTTGCGTCCCGGCCGTGAAGGTGTCGCCAACATCCAGGGACGATAGCGGTCCGGTATGGTTGCGCCCCAGGGCATCGAACGCACTAACGCGGACCTGGGTCCCCGTTGCCGTTATGTGCGCGGTCGCCGGGACTGCGTTTTTGGTTTCGTAGTGGTACGGCGCGCCGGCAAGCGGACCGCGCCACTGGCGGCCCGGGATAGGGTCGCCAAGGGTAACGACTCGGTTGGTGACTTGCCGCTTAATAAGGGCCTTCATACCTTGTTCACCCTGTAAGGTTCGCTGTCCGGGTGCGATATGAACCGCGCCCATGCTGCATCATGATCCGGCCCGGGGGGTAGTCCGAGACTTTCGGGGTTTTGTGTTTCCAGGAATTCCGCTTCCTTGTCCGACAGGTGCAGGGCTAACCGCAACGTCCCGGACGCGATATCCCGCGGGGCCTGTTGCCGCATCCGTATCCGTACTGGTATCGCCCTCGGGTCCAGCCAGGTGCAATACTTGCGCATATCCGCAATCCCTCCAACGTGCCAACTGCTCGGGGGTCAATTCCAAATCAATCGAATGACCGGGGGCGACCATGCCGCCCTCGGTCCCGATTGCCCGGCCAAGGATGTTGACCAGGCGATACACTACGCGACCACCGCGGCCGTTTCGTCGATTGCCATAATGGCCCCCTGCGATGCCTCGTTGAGGACAAGCAGGGAATACTGCACGGACATGATACGTTTGTCCGACAGGCCGGTTTTGGCCAATGGCTCGACCGTATAGCCGCGCAGCATCGACTGCTTCAGGTGCGTCGAATCCAGGAAATACATGGTGGATTCGCCGGCCGCATCCGCGGCTTGCAGCCTGTTGTCGCGCAGGGCGATGGTTTGGCCAAAGTCGGTCACAAAGACGTTGACCGAACCGTAGGCCGTCAGTGCACCACCGTCGCCCTTTTGCGCCTTGTCACTCGTCAGGGTCGCCACGCGAGCCGTTGCCCCGAAAAGGTATTCCGACAGCTTGCGGATGACCACCGGGCGCGCCATCGCAACAGTCGTATTTCCGCCGGCCTCATAAACCGATTGCAGAATGTCGCGAATGGTGGTTTCAGACAGTGCGCGCTTGGTCCCAGGGGTCGGCGCGACAAACAGGCCAGTCGTCGAGTTGAAACCGCCGACCGCGCCGGTAGCCCCGACGGATACGTTGGATTTCAGTTGCGCGCCCAGGCCGGCCGAAATACCCGGGATCGCCGAGTCGTCGCCGGCGACGGATGCCTGGTGCGTCAACATTTGCGCTTCGACGTCGCGGCGCAGTTCCTTTTGGCGTTGGCTGATCTGGTAGGACAGGTTCGCCATGTTGCCGACGGAATTTGCGGCCTGGGACGTGTCCGTGACCTTGACCTCTTTCGTCGCGATTTGGGTAAAGTTGCCCAGACGCTCCCCGAATTTGCCGTTGTTTTTGGACGATTCCGCGCCCTCAATTACGGCGTTATCGGTCGCCGGCGGGTCCAGTTCGTCCGTGACGAACTCGGCGCGCTTGTTGCTGTGCGTTCCCTTGCTGCACATTTCGGTGAACGGTAGAGGGATACCGGAGATATCCCAAATCTTGTCCATGACGTCCTCACGAATGACGCCGCCGTATTTGACCGCATCCGCGGCCGAATGAGAGATAGTAGACATTTATGCACTCCTGATAAGTGCGTCAATCGCGGCCGTCTGATCGTCCGCGCTCCGAGTCTGCTTTGCTTTCTCGGTTAGACGCTGAAGGGTTGACTGATGCGTTGTCGCGACCTGGGCGGCCTGTGGGGTTGCGGACCTCAACGGTTTTACGTTGTTGCGCGCCTCCCTGATGGCCTTTTCACGCCTGGCCGCGTCGTACATCCATTTGATGTAGCGCGAGTCCATAACCATGCCAATTTCGGCCTCGGTGATCCCGTATCCCTTTGCCGCCTCGGCCAGGACCTTGACCACTTCCCGCGCGCCCTCGGCCGTTGCAAACTCGGGGATTGCCGCGGCTAACTTTGGCATTTCCCTGGCGTACATGGCCTTGCGACGTTGCTTGGCAACCTCAATTGCCTCGGGGGGAAGGTGATCCAGGAACGACAAAAGCTGCTCGAAATCCTGGGTTTGACGAAGTACCGAATTTTCACGGTCCTGCACGTCGAGCATGGCGGCCTGGTGGTTTTGCCAGGCGTCTTTCAATTCGCCAAGCGTGACCGGCTCGCCGCCAGTAATCGGGATCAACATCCCGTAGTCGACCTCTGCCTTCTCAGGTTGGTCTATTGCGGCCGGTTCGTCCTTCTCAGGTCCGGCCGCGGTGTCCTCGGCCGCGGGTTTCTCTCCCTCGGCCGGGGGTGTTTCTGCTGATGGTTCGGGCTGCGCTTCCGGCTCGCCAAACAACAGGCCGGCAATCTGTTCCAGTTCGCCCTGGCTCGGTGCGTCAAGCGGTTGCTGCGATGCTGTCGAATCTTGCAATTGCCCTCTCCTTTGCGCGTGATATTACGTCCAGTTCGGCCAATAGGAAAGTCCTATTGTCTGGAATGGTCTTGATAGCGAAAAACAGGTCCTTTTCGACCTCGTCGAATACCGACTCGACAAGCTGGCGCGCGTCCTCAATCCTCATCGTCGGCTTCTGCCTTTTCACGCTGGTCGACGCGCAGTTTCTTGCGTTCCAGGACCCCATTGGTAACTAGCTTGGCCTCTTCGACCTCGGCTCGCAGTTCCTCGGCCCATCGCTTGAATTCAAGGTCCCGCTTTTGTTTCTCCAACTCGAAAGACTTTTCCAGGCGGACGATGGCCGCATCGACCTGCATCTTTTCGTTGGCAACCCGGCGCGCCTCGTCCGCCTTTTGCTGCGACGCCTGTTGAGATTCGGGGGATTTCGGGTCGATAAGGTATTGATCTGGGCTGCCCAGTCCGGCGGTCCTGATCCAGTCGCCCATTGCGTTGTATAGCCTTGGCAGGTCCGTGATGATCCCCGACCCGCCGGATGCCATCATGCCCTGCATCATCTGGATGGTTTGATTCAGGGCCAGGATGCGCTCGGCTTTCTCGGTCGTCGTTAGGCCCATCTGGATATCAGTCACAAGCCGCGGTTGCCACTGTGACGTATCGGCCTGTTGCCACTTGCCACCTATGCGCGCCATGACCGGGCCGGCCAACTCGGTGCGCAGGATGCGATGCACAAGGGTAAACAGGGGTAGCAGCAGGGTCCGCGCGATGTTGCCGGCGAACCATCCGCCCATCATCTCGACCTTTGAAAGCTGACCGGCGGCCGCGGTTGCACTGGTCCCCATGAGTTGCGCCTGGACCTCGCTGAAGTCCAGGGACGCCCCGACCCGTTGCGTCCTGACGCTGTCCAGGTAGCCCAGGGCCGTTATGGCCTGGGGGCCGATATCGGTTGCCGGAATGGGGACGATGGAATTGGCCGACCGGATGCGGACCACCCCATTGATGCGGCCATTTGTCAGGTCCGCCATGTTGACCTGGCCCTCGACGGCCCCGATGCGGCTTGCGTTCATGACCGCCAGGTTGTCCATGTATTGCCGCAAGACATGGGACTTTTGCAGCATAAGGTCCTGCAGCAATTCCGCCAGGCCGGTCCCCGCGATGCGGTGCGGCATGGGGACCGCGCTGCCCGTCACGAACGGGATAAACTCGGCCGGCTCGTCAATGAGGGTTTCGTCCTGGTTGTCGCCAATCCAGACATGGCGCAGTTCGGTGCTGTTGTTGTCGGCCGACGAAAACCGGATGTAGCAGCAGTAGACCACCTTTAGCCTGTTGGCGTCCTGGACGCTTTCGAGGGTCCCGTCCTGGGCCAGGCCGCCCTGGCGCGCAGTGTCGCCCGGGTAGTCCTCCATTGCGTCAGGTAGTTTGGCAATCTTGCTGTCCGGGATGCCCTTGGCTTTGAGGGCCGCGGCCGTGTAAAGCCGCTTCCGGGCCACAAACCGCAGTTGGTCTAGGTCGTAGTCCTGACCGCTTTCCGCAAAAAACATATTTTCCGGGGGGACGCACTCAATGGCCAACCGCTTGCGAGTCCGTTCAACCTTGGCAACCGTCTTGTCTTTGCCGGCCTTCAGGGTCACGCGGACGCCGGCCGGGGCCATGCTCGTTAGTGCGTAGACCTCTTCGTCGGACAGTTCGGCCGGGAATGTCTGTTCTGTGACCTCGGTCGACTCGTCGACGTAGGCATGCAACCATCCGTTGCCCTCCAAAAGTGCGTCGAATGTCGCATTGTCGATGACGTCGTATCCCGATGCGCGGTCAATGCTGACGCGGACAAAATCCGACTCGGTTTGGGCCTGTTGCTCATCCTCTTGACTCTGCGCCTCGAATTCAATCTGACTCGACCGGACGACCGGACTGATTTGCGCCAAGGTTGCATGGATTGAGTCGGCAACGTCGTTGCTGACGGCCTGGCTGCGCCCCGCGGGGGCCGCGGCAATCCGTCCGTTATAAAGGTCCAGGGCCGTCGCGCGCCTGGTCGCCAGGAAATCCGACGCATAGCCGCGCGCCTGTTCCAGTTCCCGGTTAACAATGGCCGCCAGGTCTTGATTGTTCATACGCATAATGCCCCGTCCATTCTCGAATAGTCGATTTCGGCCCATCGTGGATCAATGCGGAATTGGTCCTCGGCCACAATGCAAAGCAGCCCGAACCCGTCCGCGCCATGCGACGCCCAATCATGCTCGGGGCCTAGTCCGATGTTGCGCTGTTCGTCCTGCTTTTCGTGATACCACCCCAATGCCTCCAACCCGGGGGCGGTCCTGTCCTCGTTGAACCTGCAGGATGGGAACATGCGCCGGCCCGACTCAATGCGCGCCATTGCCGCCCCGGTCCCTTGGTTCGGCACAACGTCGACCACATAGCCGGCGTCCTGGAATGCTGACTCATAGCTTACGGCGTAGACCTTGTCCTGTTGCCGGCCATCATGGGGAAGGTAAACGCGACAGTCCGCGGGGTCGTACTTGCG